TGTGTCTAATAGCACTAATAACGGCGACCACTCATTAAAAAAAGCATAATTTGTTGTTTCATAAACTCCGTTTATTAGCACACCTAATAAAAACGCATCTTTAACAGGTGCATTTTTTCTTATTATAAAATAATAAAGTCCACTAACTAATATTACATAACACGCAAATGCAGAAGCAAATCTAACTTTTAGATTTGTTTTTTGTACTTTTTTGAATATTGGTAGCATAAAATCTTTAAACAAAAATAAATATGTTAAATCTAATATTAATAATAAACTTGCAATAAGTGCCAGTTTTTGAAACATTTTTTTATATAATAATAAAATATAATTATTATATAATGTTTTTTTAATGTTTTGAATGTTTTTTTTTTGTTCTAGTTATATCAAAAATTTTTATTTTTTTTGGTGATTTTGTTGTATCATATTTCAAATCTAAAAAGTAATGCGCTTCTTCTGGTAGTTTTGTTGAATTATGTTTAAAATCTAAAAAGTAAGAGGCCTCTTTTGGCGGTATATATAATATGTCTGGATTATATTTAGATACTATAGCATTATATACATGTACGTTATTTTCCGTATCATATTTTTTATAAATAAAATTAGACATTATAGTATTTCTTTCAATTAGTATTTCATATTCATTATATTTATCATTATAATTATATACTTTTATTTCTGGATTAAGTGATAATATTAATATTATTTTATGGTCTTCTTGTTTTGTATCAGCAAATTCTAGTGCTGTTTTATAATTTTCGGTTGTTGAACTGTAACCTTTATATATAATAGGAGTATTATTATCTAATGTTACTTTGCTAATATGTGTAATACCCTTGTATAATTTTTTTGTTGAATCATAAGGAACCATTCTTTTATCAATTCCTTTAACAATTGTAATAATATTTTTCGCTTTTTCTTTATTTGCCCTAGTTAATTTTATATTTATTATATTTTTACCATTAGAATTAACATTATTGACTTTTAAAAAATCATTAATCACGCTATAAGAATACTTACTAGAATTGGTTTGGTCTTTTGTAAATGAGTTTATATCTTCTTTATATGCTTTTAAAGCATTTTCATCATAATATTTTTTACGCAAACTTGTTTTAATAGAACTTAAATATTGTAAGTCACTCATTTTATTACTATTTTATTACAATATAATTATAAATTAAAAACAAAAAACAAATAAAAAACAAAAAACAATAAAATAAAAATATATATACTTTATAAATGAAACCACAGTTTTTATATTATTATAAAAAAAACAAGCTATTATTTATACTATTTTTACTTGCAATTATATTAGTATTTTCATTTATAAATCAATCAGGTCTTATTGTTAAATAATTAAATAATTAAATAATTGAATAATTAAATAATTGGTATTTATATTATAATCCATACTTTTGTTTTATCCATGAGTTTAGTGAATCAAGACTACTAGTTAAATAGTCACCATTAAATTCGTCTAATTTTAAGAATTTTGGTTTTTTCATTTTCTCACTTTTATAAAATATGTAGTCTCCATATTTTCCTTTTCTAATAGATAGACTATTTGATATTTTGCGTAGCAAACTATTTGAATCGGGGTCGCATGTTTCCAATATATTAATTGCATCATCAAGTTTTAACTCTTTAAAAGGGACATTTATTTTAACACTGTTGAGAGATTTGCGTAATTCTCCACATTCTAAATAATATCCATAAGAACCATATTTTAAATATAATGGTTGTTCTTTGTAAACTCCCAAGTTTTTAATAGTGTCTTGGGATGACTCCATTACTTCTTCTAAAGTATAATGACCGGCTTTTAGTAAATCAATGTCTATATTTTTTTTTACTCCATAAAATCCAACTGTGTTGTCCTCTTTTATGTATTTAATTATTGGTCCATTTTTCCCTATTATATATGTATGTTTGTTATCTATAACTATTTGCAGTTTATTAGCACAATCACCATTTGAATTGATATTAGTTTTTGCATTATTTAAATTGCTTGATTGTATAAGTGTTTTTATAAAATTATTGCATTCACTACATAAATCATAATATTGTTTATTTCCTAAAGCAATACTATCTAAGTCATCTTCCATTAATTTTGTGTAGTCATAATCAAATAATTTATTAAAATGTGTAATTAAAAATTCAATGGTGATTATTCCAAGTTGTGTAATCACTAATTTATTTTTTTCATTTCCAAATTCTTTTACACTTGTTTCTTGGGTAATAGAATCATCAATTAAAGTATAATCAGTTGTTGTTATTTTTTTTCCTTGAATATGCTCTTTTTTTACATAATTACGCTCTTGTATTTTTTCTAATAATGATGAAAATGTTGAAGGACGCCCAATTCCTTTTTGCTCCAATAACTGCACCAAATGAGCCTCGCTATAATGAGACTTTAATGCTTTTAGTGTTTCTTTGCATGTTATTTTATTATAGTTTATTGTACCTTGCGTAATACTTTTTAAATAGTTGTAATATTTATCCTCACTTGGTTTATTTACAATTTTCCAACCTAGAAAAGTATTTTCTAATGCACAATATTTATAATGTGAGTCTTGCGGTGCACTAATAGTTATATTAATCTTGTTGAATTCTGCATTAGACATAACACTTTCCAAACTATTTGAATGTATTAGTTTATACAACTTAATATGTTTTATATTATATTCTGGATTGTCAAGTGTTTCAAGGGCTATATTTGTGGGGCGAATAGCTTCGTGTGCGCTATTTAAAACTACTTCTGTTTGATACAACTTAGTTAAGTCATCATGATTAGCAATATAATAAGCGCCATATTTTTTAGTAATAAATAATTTGCACATTTCAATAAAATCTTTGGAATAGCATTTGCTAGTTGTTCTCATATATGTAATAAAACCATCTTCATATAATTTTTGCGCATAGTTCATAGTATCTTTTGGTGACATTTGTAAAGTATTACTTGCTGCTTGTTGAAGTGTTGACGTGCTAAACGGTTCGGGCGGAGTTTGTATTACTTTTTTTTCTTCTGACTTACTCAATACGTGTTCGTAATTTATGCTTAACTCTAAAAACTCATTTATTTCATCATGACTATTATGATTTTTAGTTAATACAAATTCAATATTTTTACTTGTAAAATAACCACAACTATTAAAACTTAGTGTTCCCGGAGAATCTTTAATCTCTTTATAATTGTCATATACTAAGCGCAATGCGGGAGTTTGACAACGCCCAGCACTTAGCGAATTTTTATTATTTATTACTATGGCTTTCCATAATAATGGACTAATAGTGAATCCTACAAGTAAATCTAAAATTTGACGCCCTTGTTGTGCATAAACAAGATTTAAATCTATTGTTCTAGGATTGGCTAAGGCACTTTTTAAGGCTTGTTCCGTAATTTCATGAAATATTATGCGTTTGGTTTTTGTTACATCTAAATTAAAGACTTGTGTTATATGCCAAGCAATTGCCTCTCCTTCACGGTCATCATCTGTTGCCAAAATGATATCGCGTGCCCCGCTGATTGCCCTGCGAATTTTAGTAATTTGTGGTTGTTTGCTTTCAATTATGTTAAAACTAGGTTTATAATTAGATTCAATGTCTATTTGTTCTAAACTTGATAGATGTGTAATATGTCCGTAAGATCCAATCACTTTATACCCTTTTCCTAAAAATGATTCTATTTTTCCACATTTTGCCGGCGACTCAACAATTAATAAAGTATAACTCATATATAATTTAATAGTTATATTTAGTATTAAATTATATCAATTATTATTTTTAAAAACTTAAAAACTTAAAAACTTAAAAACTTAAAAACTTAAAAAAATTTAGTTTTTTATATTTTGGGTTTTACTATTTTTGTTGTATGCGGATTTGAAAGCATAGTTCGTACTTTCATTAATTCGTGTTCTGGATATGTTCCACCACCTTTTCCTGCTTTATAAACATTGATTAAGGCATCTCCAGTTAATAATAATATTTTTGCTAAAATATCATTTTGTGTAAATTTAGAATATTGTGCTTTTTCAAGGAGTCCTGATTTTAGTTTAGCAAATTCTTCATTGCTTATTAATGAAGAACTAATAGATTTTTTTGAAATATTAGAACTATATAATTTATATGCATCATCAATATTTGAACCAACACTTCCCTCTTTAGTAAATTTATTATATAATTCAGGTATAGATTTAAATTGCGCGGCCAACATATAGTGTTTTACACTAGACCAATTTTTTCCATCAATTACTAAATTTGGAACTAAATATTCGGTGTCTAATTTTTTGCGCCAATCAATATATTCTTTGTTATTATTAAGATCTAATATGTTTTTAGCAGTTTTGAATTCGGGACTAATACTTTCACCACTTCCTTGACCAACTTTTACATGTCTAGACTTATCATATATTTGAATAATTATTGAACTATTATAATATTTTGTATTTGGACTGGTGCCAATTAAAGTGTCACTTTTTGCACTCGTTGTTGCTATGCCGTTTTTATTAGCAAATTTTATGAAATCAGGTATTAACACATATAATCCGGCCATTTTTTCCATACATTTTTCTAAAATAAGTTCCTTAATTCTATATGGTAATTCATTAAAAGTGAAAGCACCGCGCTCTATGTTTTTATCATAAGTAATTAACTGATAATGACTGCTCTGTTTACTCATTAAATAATCTAATATAATATAATACGAAGGTTCAAATAGTCCCTTTGTTTGTAGTTTGCTATCTGCCTCGCTACATTGTAATACTAATTCTTTTTCGCCTTCTAAAAAGTGTGTTTGTGATAATATAACAAATTTTACATTGTATAATCTCTCTAAAGTAACTACTGCCCAGTTATCTGCCCAATATTTTCCGCCAACAGTTGAAATTACTTTTTTGAGATCATTAACATCATTAACATCTTTCATAAATTCAAATTCTTCTACCAAGTCTTGATATTCATCTGTTTCTTGACTTGTAACAGTAAATTTATTAAAATTAGTCTTGGCATCATCAATTAAATTTTTCTTAGTTTGTCCATCAACTGTGCCACCTATTAATTTTTTGATTGTATTATGCTTAATCTTAAATTCTTTTAACATGGTTTGCGATTTTTTCATTCCTCCATAAAATAATTTGAAAAATTCTGAATAATTGGCGTATAATGCATCATCTACTTCATTTGCTAATTTTTCACGAATACTTTTTACTGATGTTTCAATTTTAACTGTTCTTAACCCATCGCGCAATGCTGCAAAAAAACAATCACCGCCTCCTTCGTTTGTTTTTATAGAATATTTTACACTTTTTAAATATTTATTTACCCAATTATGTGTTGGATCTTCAACATATTTATCAATTTCATAATCACTTTCTTCTTTTGTTTGACTGGTTAAAGCCAATATATCAAATGCAGGTTTATCAATGTTTACTTTTTTGGTGTCTTCTTGGTCTTCGTCTTCATCATCTTCTTCTTCATCATCTTCATCATCTTCATCATCTTCTTCTTCATCTTCGTCTTCTTCTTCATCTTCGCTAATGTCTTTACTAGGCGTATCTAATTTAGTTATTAAGGATTTAGCAAATGTAAAAAGTAGTGGTTCTTGCAATTTAGATAGATCAATATCACCATCATCATCTAATAATGAACTATAATCACTATTTTGTGTTTCATAAATACCTATTTTTGATACTACAAATCCATTATTTGCTAAATAAATATTAAAATATATTATATTTTTACTTTTATGTTCAAATTGAGGCAATCCTAAGACAAACTGTATAGATTTATTATATATTTTTGCCGAATAAACACTTGAATCATGGTTAATATCAGAACTGGCTATAACTTTTGTTTCTTCATATTTAATAGTGCTATCAATATTAGACGCTATCATATTATTATATAATAGTAATATAAAGAATTTTTAAACTATTATTTTAACCTATTATTTTACCTATTATAAGATCTATTGTTTAGTTTTAATAATTGCATCATATTTATCGCGTATATTCATTAATTTAAATTTTATTTTATTTGTAAAACTGGGATAATTAGTCTGATTTAATAATATTAACTTAATAGCATCAAATATTTTTGAATCACAATCTAAGAGTTTAATATATTTGTTATCTTTGAGTAATTCATTATATAATATTAATATAAATTCTTGTATTACTTCACAATAAGGTTTATTATTTTCCAACTCTAAATTTTTAATAAAAAATTTGTTAAAATCTATAAATAACAAAGACATAGAATCATGATTTATAAAAAAATCATTATAAAATACTTTTTTTTCTGGTTCAATAGATTCCAATGTAAGAACTAATTTTTTATAAAAATTAATTATGAAAATAATAAAACATTTATATTTATCATTGTTTTTATTTATTGCAAATTCGTCACAGTTATAGCTATTGTTATTAGTATTATTATATTTAATAATATTATCAAAGACTAAAAAATCATTGTAATGTGTTTGCAATAAATTATATAAATTTATTGTTTCTAATTTATAGTTATTATTTTGATATACACTAATTAATGAAAAAAGTATATTAATATATATAGTGCTGTAAGATACATTATTATAAATTATGTAATTTACAATATAATTATTTATATACTCAATATCTTCATTATTATTACTTTCTATGCAATTAGTTAGTAATTGTATATACATTGTTATTAACTCTTGTTCTAATTTTGCATAATTTGTTGGTGACAATTTATTTAATATACTTTTAATTGTGCTTTTAACCAATTCTATTTTTGTTCGTGTTTCTTCTTTTTTTTTGAGAGAACTCTTATTGTTATTATTATTATTGTTATAACTAACATTTGAATGACGATAATAATTGTCATTTGATTTTGTTTTTGGTTTAATTTTTTTGAATCTTAAATCATTATCATTTTCAATAATGTTTAATGAAATATCATTATTGATAGTATTCAAAATAGTATTTAAACAATCTAATAATGAGCTATCTAGTGTTTTATTTTCTAATGATTGATAATAATTATTGATAAATGAAGTTGTATAAATAATCATTATTAATAAATAATATAGTACTATTATATTTATTCTTTTAATTATTTTCGTTTTATTAATATATATAAAGTCTAATACTAATATTAATAAAGACCATGAATATATTGACAACTGTTTTAAGTTTTTATGATGAACCCCAAAAAATTAATAGCGCTGATTACAATGATTGTTTTAAGTTACCAATTGAATATTTAGAAGACACATCAAAAAAACTTTTAAATAATAATATTATAACTGATTTAGAATTGAAAATAACAAAAGAAGATGAAAATATAAATAAACTTACTAAAGAAAAATCTGCAAACTCGACAAATGTGTATAATTTATATTATCATGTTTTTGATCCAACAAATATATTTGAAATAAATATTATAAATAGGTGGTCTAATTATTATACAAATAATAAAGAATTTTTGCTAGAAAGTCAAGAGTTATTAAAAAATTATAAGTCAGTAAAAAAAGTTACATTTGCTATTACTGGTGATGATGATACAAATTGTGATACTATTAGTAATAATACTAATAATAGTACTAATAATAATGAAACTATAAAAGAAGAAAAATTGTATAATACTTGTAAATCAATTATTTATGATAATGGTTTTGTTAATAATTATCAATATATTGATATTCCATTATTAGATAAATATAATAATAATAGCATACTATTACAATGTTTAAGTATATATAATCTCTCAACACCAGTATTTTCTTTACTAATCCCAATAATATTTATGTTATTGCCTTTTTTCATAATAAAACTTCAAGGTTATAATATAACATTTGAATTGTATTTTGAACACTTAAAGAAGGTTTTTGCAAATCATATTATAGGACAATTATTTAGTTCATTTAGCGAAACAACATTAAGTAATAAACTATATTTGTTATTTAGTTTTGGATTCTATATTTTTCAGATGTATTTGAATTTTACAGGTTGTATAAAATATTTTAAAAATATTAAATATATTAATAATACATTGCTAGATCTAAAAGACTATATAGGTAGTGCATTAAGTAAATATAATAATTTTTTAAATTATTCGCAAAATTTGACAACTTATAAATTATTTAATAATGAAATAAGAAAAAATATTACAATTTTTAGTGATTATTATAATGAATTAGCCTATTTACATCCCTATAAATTATCTATTTATAAACTTACCGAATTAGGACAATTAATGAAATGTTTTTATTATTTAAATAAAAATAAAAGTTTTATCCAAAGTTTATTTTTTTCATATGGATTTAATGGATATATTAAAAATATTGAAAAGTTACAAGAATATGTAAGTAAAAATATAATAAATTATTGCTCTTACAATGACAATAATAATAAACCAACATCATTTACAAACGCATATTATGCAAATTTAAATAAAATTAACTCTACTAAGTCGAATTATGATGCAAGTGAAAGCATAATAGTTAAAAATTCTTATTGTATGGATAAAAATTTAATACTTACAGGTCCAAATGCTTCAGGTAAAACAACTATATTAAAATCAAGTTTATTTAATATAATATTATGTCAACAGTTAGGATGTGGTTTTTTTGATAATGCACAAGTAAAATTATATGACTATATACATTGTTATATAAATATTCCTGACACTGGTGGTCGTGATAGTTTATATCAAGCAGAGGCCAGACAGTGCAAAAATATATTAGATAACGTTGAAATTAATAAAGAACAATCTCATTTTTGTGTATTTGATGAACTTTATAGTGGAACTAATCCGGTCGAGGCGTTAAGTTCTTCATTTAGTTATTTAACATATTTAAATAAGTTTAGCAATGTAGATTATATTTTAACAACACATTATACAAAATTATGTAAAAAATTAAATAAACAAAATAACTGCTATTGTATGAACGTTATTAAAAAAAATAATGATTTTATATACACATATAAAATGAAAAAAGGGATTTCAAAAGTAAAAGGAGCACAAAAAGTGCTTAAAGATTTATTTTTTCCAGAAAATATAATAAATGCAATGAATTAATGTAATAAATTAATGTAATAAATTAATGTAATAAATTAATGTAATAAATTAATGTAATAAATTAATGTAATAAATTAATAATATTTATATTAATTCGTTAAACAATACTTAAAATAATATAATTTAATAATAATATAAATGTTACATTTATTTAAATTTATTGATTCGGGATTTTTGTTAACATTAGGATTATTATTATTAATAGGAGGGTCAGTAATGTTATATTGCTATCGCAGACTTAATTTATTAGAAAGAAGTATAATAGAACACGGTAAAATATTACAAAATTTTATAGCAAATTACAATATTCAAATGAGCAGTTTATGTTTATTAAATAATTCAGGAACTTGCAATTATGAAACTTGCAATAATGATGAAGAAGTAATTAAAAAAATAAATAGCGAAAAGAAAATAGCGGTTTCAGATGATGAAAATGAAGATGAAGATGATGAGGACGATGAAGATGAAGATGAAGAAGAAGAAGATGAAGAAGATGATGATGAAGACGATGATGATGAAGATGATGAGGATGAGGATGAAGATGAAGATAAAACAACTATCCCTAAAATTATTAATATTAGTGAATCTTTAACGGTAAATAACGAATTTTATGAAACTATTGATAACCCAAATGAAAATAACAAACACCCATTAGAAGTAACTGAACTGGCTAGTTTTAATTATTTAAATACTGATGATGACATATTTATTAAAAATATGCCAATAAATTTAACAAATTTAGATGAAGATTTAGAAAAAAGTTCAAAAGTAATTACTTTAGAAAATAATTTTGAAACTACACAAAAAGTAGAAAAAAGAAATTATAGCAAAATGAGAATAGATGATTTAAGAACACTTGCTGTAACAAAAAATTTGTTAGAGAATGAGTCAGCACAAAAAATGAAAAAAAATGATTTAGTTAAATTATTACATGCATAATTTTATTCTAATTTTATTTTAATTTTATATTATTATTATTCTATATAATAATATAAAATGGAAAGCGGAAAAATGATGTTTTTTCATTCACTAATAATTGGATTAATTTTATATGTAATTATGTTATTTGGACTTAAACAACGACCAATTGTTGCAGAAAATAGAAGTATATTATTGGCGGCATTAATTTTAATTTATATGATTTTATTTGGTCATGGACTGCCGGGTGCAATAAATAAAGATCTATTTTGATAATTAAAAAAATTATTTATAGCATTTTTCTAAGTATTTAATTATAATATTTAGAAGTTTAGAAATAATGTTATTAAAAGTATTAATAAATAATAATGTTCTAAATATTTATATTATTTATTAATACTATATTAATACTATGAGTTGGGGAACTTGTTATAGTGGTTCTAATAATATTCATTTTAATTATCCACCATTAATGGATGATTCAAGATTATTTAGCGATTATAATTCGTCGGTTTTAAATGATAATGTTTTAAAACATAGAAATAATATAAGAACAAATAATGATTATAGAAAATATTTGCAAACAAATGGTGATGCAATAATAAAAAATAATCAACTAATTGCATGTAATGAATGTACAGTGTGTCCTTATTATTATAATAATAGTACTATAAATAGTAAAACACCATATATTTTTCAATCAATTTTATCACAAGATCAACCCTATGGTTATGAAACTAGTAATTTAAAGAATCTATATTTAACGCAACAACAATTGGATGCGCAAAAACACGTAACTAAGTACATTATGAGCGAAGTCAAATAGTGTAGTGTAATTACCCTATTTTTAGTATTTTAATATTTTAGTATTTTAGTATTTTAATATTTTAATATTTTAGTATTTTAGTATTTTAATATTTTTTAATATTTTAGTATTTTAATATTTTTTAATATTTTTTAATATTTTATTATATTCTATTAATATAATAAAATGAATTTTTTTGATAGTTTGATGGCCCCGCTTAATCGCGATCATTGTTTGTTATTTTATATTTTAGGATTATTTAGTTTAGCATCTGCAGCCATTGCTCTAATTGCTTTTGTAATAGGTTTTTTTATAAAAAATTCAACATATGCAATGGTAGCACTTTTTGGATCTTTTATAAGTAATATGATTGTTTACTACTTTGCAAGAATATATTATTCAATATGCATAGCTGCGTTACGCTAAACTCTTAAACAATTATTACATAATTTATATTAAGAACTATATAATAGTTAATTAAATAAGTATTATATAGTTATGAAACTGTTAAGTATAGATATTGGTATTAAGAATTTAGCAATTATATTAATTGAAACAAATACTAAAACTAATATGACTAATATACTTGATAAAAATACTAAAACAACTATAACTGATAATAGTAATAATATTGATTTTAAAATAATAAAGTGGGATGTTATAAATTTATGCGAAAAAAACAATAATTGTAGTGAACTTGCATGTAAAAAAAAACCAATTTATTTTAAAAATAATAGTTATTATTGTAAAATGCATGCAAAAAAAACAAATTATAGCATTCCATTGTGTAATATTAATACTTTACATAAACAGTCACTAAAAAAACTTATATTATATGCGCAAGAATATAATATTGTTATTGATAAATCTATAAAAAAACCAAGTCTAATAGTTTTATTAGAACAACATTTAAACAGTCATTGTTTACAAGAAGTTGCAAACGTTAGTGCTAACTCAATAAATTTAGTACATATTGGAATTGCTATTAAAAACGAGTTAAATAAGTTATTTAAAGATTATAACATATTAGAATTAGACAAAATAATATTAGAAAATCAAATTAGTCCTATAGCAAATCGAATGAAAACCATTCAGGGTATGATAACCCAATATTTTATAAATTCTAATAATTATAATATATATTTTATTTCGGCAATTAATAAATTGAAATTATTTTCAAAGACTAAAAATAATGAAAAAAATAATGAAAAAAATAATGAAAACAATAATGAAAACAATAATGAAAACAATAATGAAAACAATAATGAAAACAATAATGAAAACAATAATAAAATTACTTATGCTAATAGAAAAAAATTAAGTATTTATTATACAAAAGAAGTATTGCAAAAATATAATATGAGCAATGAAATTGTTTTTTTTAGTAATCATAAAAAAAAAGATGATTTAGCAGATTGTTTTTTACAAGCTTATTATTATATTAATAAAAATAATAAATAATAAATAAATTAATAATAAATATATTAATAATGTTTGCGGAGTATTTAAAAATTAAACTTCTATTTAAATCATAATAGGAGCAATGGAAATTTTTGAAATTGATCCAGAGATTATAAATATTGATAGCTTTAGCATACCAGAATTTAAAGTTAATGACACATTTGATAGTGCCGACGATATAATTAAAAGCAAACCAACAACAAATTTTGGCGGTGGTATTGAATTATTAATGAATGTAAAAAACAAAAATGAAAAGAAATCAAACTCATCAATTGATATTGAAGATATTACAAATTTAGAAAGTGAATTAAATAATTTAACAAACACTACTACTAATAATACTAATAATAGCAGTAACGAAACAAATGAGCCAGAAAAAGTGCAATATCAAGATAATGATAGTAAAAAAGAAATAAAATATAATCAAGGCATATCAACAAAAAAATCAATATTTGGCGATTTATTTGGTTCAAATAAAGTAGATGGTGAAAATATTAAACCTATTACAAAAAATAATGAATCTAATGATTCAGAAACACATAATTTAGGAAAATCAACTGCTAATATGAATGAAACACAAACATGGGATGGATTTGGCAAATTTAACAATATTCCAATAAATTTAGAAAAAGTCCAACAAAAAGCACAACTAAGCAAAGAAGAAGAATTACGTGAAAAATTCAAATATATGCGCAAGTTAGATGACTTAGAAAAGAAAGGCATAACGTTAAGCAAACGTTATAATATGGATTCTAATTTGGATGAAATGATTGGCGAATATGAAACAATTATTGCTGAAAAAGAAAAGTCAAATGCTATTAAGTTTCAAGGCAAAATGATGATGGCCTGTATAACGGGGTTAGAATTTTTAAATAGCAAGTTTGATCCGTTTGATATTAAATTAGATGGTTGGGGAGAACAAATAAATGAAAATATTGAGGACTATGATGATATTTTTGCTGAATTACATGAAAAATATAAATCAAAGGCAAAAATGTCACCAGAATTAAAATTATTATTTCAATTAGGTGGTTCAGCTATGATGGTTCATATGTCAAACACATTATTTAAATCTTCTATGCCAGGAATGGATGATATTATGAGACAAAATCCAGAATTAATGAAACAATTTACACAAGCAGCCGTTAATACAATGGGACAAACAAATCCCGGATTTGGTGGTTTTATGAATGGACTTTTTGCCGGAAAGAATGGACAATCAAATAATAATAATGGATATACTCCTGGATTTGGAAGCACAATGCCACCAAATGTAAACTCTGGCCCACCTCCAATGTCTGTTGAAACTAAACTACCAGAACGCAGTCAACGCATGCCAAATATAGTAAATCGTCCCGATATTACGTCGGCGCGTGGAATTGAAATAACAAAAAATGAATCCAATCCATATGAAGAAGAGAGAATTACACGCCCCGAAATGAGAGGACCAACTTCTGTAACATCACAAAATCAAAGTATTGCTTCATTGCTAAATGGACTAAAGAGCAAGCAACCCGAGAATGATACTAATTATAACGAAATGAGCACAATTAGTATTGATGATTTAAAAGACTTAACAAATGCAAAAATACCAACAAAATCAAAACGTAGGCAAAAGAGCGATAGAAATATAGTAAGTTTAGATATTTAAACTAATTTTCATATAAATTATAAATTATAAATTATATAAAAATAATAAGTTACAAATTATATTATAAATTATATAAAAATAATAAGTTATAAATTCTATTATAAATTATATAAATAAGTAAATAGTATTAATTTATGACTAACTATAATAATCCTAATTATTTAATAAAATATGATTATTCAAATTTAAAATCATTTACAATAAATTTAGATGATTATAAATTTAACTATGACAAACACTCACATTCTTTATCAAAATTAGGCATTATTAGTAAGAGATTTATTGGAGTAAATGCTTTAAAAAACGAACATTTAAAAAGTAAATATAAAAAAAATATATCTAACTTTGCTTTGAACTTTACACCAAAAACAGTTATTGGAGCTGCGTTAAGTCATATAATGTGTTGTAAGTCTATATATAAAAACTATATAAAGAAAAATGCAGACAATCCAAACTATTTTTTAATAATGGAAGATGACGTTTTTCCTTTGTATGAAAAAGAGGAGTTTTACGAGAAATTAAATAGTATATTGCGCGATATAATAATTTTAGATAAAGATTGGGAAATTATTCTACTTCATAGTGATGGTATTATGCCAACAATAGATACTTATAGCACACATCATAATTCACAAAGCGTCGCCGCTTATTTAATATCAGAAAAAGGAATTAAGAAAACATTAAAATGTAAAATATATGGTCCTATCGATATAATACATTATAATTATATTAATTATAATTATTATAGAGTAAAAGAGAACCTATTTTACACAGATGAAAAAACTAGTGTATGTCGTATTGTAGAATACAACTTAAGTGGTTATACTTTGTATTTGAAGTCTACAATATTTGAATTCATAAATTATTATACAAATATTATTCATATACGGGGAGAGAAAAAGTTCATTCATTGGTTGCAATATAAAGCAATTAGAGAACCAATTTTTAATAATGAGTTTAATGCAAATAATATAATTGATTTTTTTATTGTATTAATAATATTAAGTAAATTATATTATTATAAAAAAAAAGTTTAGTTATTTTTTGGATATTTTATGTTAAAGTTAAAATTATAATTT